ACCATAGCTGCGTTTTTAATAGCTGCCTTGTCATTGTCGGACACAACATCACCTGCTTGTTCTAGCATCTGTGCTTCTATGTCTTTAGCTTCCTGTTTAATTACTCCAGCTAATGTTGAGTCTTTTTCTTCTATTTGTTTTAATACTTCTTCTGCCTGTTTATTAGACTCTTGTAGAGTTTTGGGATCTACATCAATAGCATCTGCTATTTTACCACCAACGGCCTTACCTGCTTTACTACCTGCAAAGTAACCTAAAGCTCCACCAATTATTCCACCTATAGCTGTTCCTACAAAAGGAACAACAGAACCAATGGCTGCTCCGGCAGCTGCTCCGGCTAATGCTCCGCCTGCTCCACCTGCACCTTCTCCTATTGCCTCACTTTTAGCCTTTTGTTCTTCTTCGGCATTTAACTCACCAGCATCTGCCATGTCTTCTGCTTTGTTAACACCGCTTACTGCTGTATAAACTCCCATACCAACAGCTGCTACAGCACCTAGACCTTTCATAGCCAAGCCTGCTTTACCTTTCATTAGGTTACCAGCTTTTACTCTTGATTTACCTTTCTTTTTATTGCCTTTTTTGTTTTTATTTTTTCTTCCCGGAATTATGTTATCCAAGAATGAACCACCGCCTTCGTCTTCTCCGGCTCCGGCGTCTGCTGTTGACTGTAATAAGTCTCTAATTTCTATTAGTGTTTCTAATTGTTTTTGTGGTATAGACTCTGTGTCTTGTCCTGTTCTTTTATCTACTTTAGATTTAGCAGCTGCTTTTTTACCAGGAGCCGGAGCAGGAGCACTAGGAGCTTCAGCAGTTTTAACAGCCTCAGCTGCCTCTTCCATAGATTCTGCATACCTATTTTCTGATGGTATCCATTTCTCTCTCCACTCTTCCTTTTTAGCACTATCCTTTTTGGCCTTACCTGCTGGATCGTCGACTGATTGTGTTGCATCTACTCTACCAATGCCTAGTCCTTCTTCACCAAACATTCTACTTTGTGCTTCACTTTGGGAATCTACTTCTTTAACCCTACGCGCTGTTTCTTCATCTCTTAGTCCTGCGCCCATTCCCAATTTAGCTAATGAAAATTTTCCGCCTGTGCCTGCTGAACCTAATAATCTATCTGCAGAAAAGGCCTGTTTCATTCCATCTTTAGAAAATAGTTTTGTGCCTTGATTAACTCCAAACACACTTTCTTTTAGACTGCCACCTATGTTACTAAGTCCACTTCCTTGGGCTTGTTTACCCACACCTTTAAGATCCAACATTTCAGAAATTTCACTTCCACCAGATAGTTTAAGTTTTTCTATCTGTGTATTAACTTCTTTCTTTCCTACACCGTCTTTACCTGCTTGGGCATCACTTAATATTCTAGCTAAATCTGCTAAGTCTGTTTTAGCTTCATCGTTGCCGTCCATTGCGCTTTGTAACGCGCCGGCATTGGCTCCCATTTTCTCAGCCAACGCTCCTGAAGCTTTAGACGCTCTAAATTGTTCTCTATTTCTTGTTGTTCCTACAACACCCTGAGATATTCTAATATCCTCTGCGAGAGCTTTTACAGGATCTGTAGCTGTATATGCTCCTGTGTCGTCTTTAAATTTTGCTGTGCCTGTACTATACTCACCAACTCTTGTAACTTCCTTGCCACCTATTCTAAGACTTTCGCCCATACCCATATTTAGAGCGCCAGTTTCTAATTCGTCTGAGCTAATTTTTCTTTTATTTAAACTTTTCCCTGTGGTCTTTACACCACCCTGTAAGTCATGTACATCTGCAACACCGCCTTCTCTCTTTACTGCAGCCTCATCTCTTACTCTTTGGTTGGCATAGTCTTGGTCTGACATTCCATAACCAGCTCTTTTGGATTTTGTATTTAATTTTTCTCCGTTAGGTCCTATGGTTGTTTGATCTGCTTTAGATATATCTGCTTGATTCTTTTTAATTACTTTGGTGTTTTCTACAAGAGCTTTATCTACACTAGGATTACCGCCACCGCCACCGCCACCGCCTTGTTGTAATTTGTTTAGCTGTCCAATAATTATTTTGTTTTGCTCTAGTATAATTTCACGAGCATCTTTGGCACCTTTGTTATGTTTTTTCTGGTGAACAAGGCCTTCGTTCTGTTTATCTAATGCTTTTAATACATCCTTCGCATTGTCTCTTCTTGTTGCAAGATCGTAAATTTCTTTACCTATTTGAAGTCTGTTGAAACCCTTGTTAGTCTCAGCATCTTCTTTTAGAGCTTTTGTGTTATCTTCTGATACATCATGGCGTTCATGTAAGCTCTTGGATAACTCCTGAAACTCTTTTGAGTTAGCGAGATCTGCATCAGGAGACTTTTTATTCATCTCCTTAATTTCGTTAATTAAATCCTGTATGGTTTTATCAGCCATTTTTTATTTCCATTTGTTAGCTTCTTTTCTTTCCTTAGCTTTTTCGGCCTTACTCTTTAAATGTATAATTAGCATATTGACATATACTTCCCTTTCCCAAGGCACCATGTTTTCAAGTTCTGTCAGACTGTATTGGTGCTCTTGCATTAACAAAAAGTTCGTCTTGTAAAAATTTTCAAGACGCTCCTGAGAAAGAGTTAGGCGAAAAAATGTTCGTAACCATTAATACTAATCGCCTGTTCTGCCTCACAATGGGGACAAGTATATTCAACTCTATGTTCTACATAAGGCATAGACCTAAAAAACTCCCTCATTTGATCCATTGCTGAAAGTGGAAGTTCTTCTAAAAATTCCATAAGCTCTTCTTGGCTTACATCATTTATTAAAGTTTCTTCTTCTTCAGTTACAATAGATACTATACATTTAGATATAACATCAATATCTGTCATACCTTCTAAGTCTGCTACTTCTTTAGCAGACGGATATTTCATTACAACAATAAAATCATCTCCAACCTTAATGTTTGTATCGGGAAGATTATCTAATCCCTTTGCTCTAAGGTTTTCAAGTTCTAAATCGTAGGATATAGTCTTTTCACATTCTCCACATATTAAACTGAATTCCTGTGTTTCACCTACCGACTTAGATCTTATTCTAATAAAAACATCTTGCATATCAAACATTGTCATGTCTTCAGCAAGTTCTCCATTTGTACAATTTTGTACGATTTGGTGACAGGCATTTACCATGCCTTTGTAATCACCTTCTTCACTTGCCAACATTAGAATCTTTTCTTCCTTTACGAGGAAAGGTCTAAACTTAATAGTCTCTCCTGTAGATGGAAGAATAGCCTCATACTGTGGCACGTCAACTCTTGGTAACATAATTTTCTCCTATAATATAATTATTCATTAACTTAATTCGTCTTTGCCTAGATTTACTTCAATGCCTTTTGCTGTTGGAACATCTGTAGATTCCCAATAAGCGGCGGATACAATAAGAGTAGTTCTTACTATACTAGTCGTTCCCATGGACAATGGAACTAAGTTTAAAACTTTAGGCGTACATTCAAACAATGTCCATTCTTTATTAACAGGTGCTAGTCCACCTATTTCGCCAGGAGGAACACCTTCTCCTCCTAATGATATAGCTTTAATTTGTATGGTTGCTGAGATGTCATCTAAATAGGCAACTTGTTTTCCTGTAGTATCTACACAAGCTGCAATCCATTTTTCAAATACAGATCTAAGTCCCCAATTTTCATCTGTTAGGAATGTCATGTTTATTTCTTGTCCTAAGAAACCTACATTTGTATTTCTATAAAACTTCCATGGACCTAAATTAATTTCTTTGTTCTCTACAACCATACCAGGAATCTGTATTTCTTCACAGAATAAAACAACATCCTTTTCTGCAGAAGTTCTATCTACGTCTAAAGATGTAGGCAAAGTTAAACTAACCTCCCATCTCTCAGAACGCTGCATTGGCCTATTCTTTAAGGCATTTCTAAATTGTGATAAATTACCTAATGCTCTAGCCATTTATTTTCCTCTTATCTCTTCTTTTTGTATCCATTGAATTTTTGTAAACAGTTCTTTCTGTCGCTCCTACAAAGTCTTGAACAGGTAGATAAACTGCTGTCTTCCAATGCTTGTAATCTACTTCTATCATTTGTCCTGTTATGTGTCGAGATAAGTATTGTTTAATACTACCCCTAGTTTCTGGGAACCTGCCAAAGTTTTTTAACATTGCCCAATTAGCTTTTAATGTAGCCTCATCTTGATCCATGTCTTGATCCCATGGCATCTTTTTTCTTACTAGCCTATCTAGTAACTCTGCTCTAGCCTGTACAGGCAGATAGTGAAAGTTTATGCCACTAAATCCATTCGATGTAGGTTCTACTATTACTACAAGCGGACATGTATCATAATAAGGTAATGTAGCTTTATGCTTTGGATCGTAAGAATACATATACATTTTACCTATTTCTAATCTTCTAGATACTTTACCTAGGTCTGTTTGTCTCGCTTCGTCATAAGTGTTTATACCCTGTGCATATTTTCTAATTGCACTGACATACCATTGATGCGATCTTTCTTGTTGATTCGCTGCTGTTCTTATATCTGCAAATGGTGTTCTGTCCATAATAGTATTTATACTAGATACCCAATTCTTTTTCAGTTACTATCTTAAATTCCATGCCTTGAGACTTACAAAAATCCATTGCAGATTTCCACTTTGCTTCGTTAACAGCATATTGTGCTATCTCATTTAAGTATTTTTTTGTTTTTCTCTTACCTACTGCAGGAGGCTTAGTGAATCTATTGGGCTTAACTTCTATTAAATACTTCTTAATTTTGTCTTGTTCATGTACTTCTATGTAGAAATCTACAAAGTATCTGTGAACTCTATTGTCTATAGGACTACGATAAGGGACTATAATCTCCTCAGAGTTCCAGCCTTTTATAGAACTATTCTTATCACACCAGTTCATAAACTTTAATTCGTAGGAGGATCTATAAGTAATAGATGTAAAGTCACCTAAGTACTTTGCTGGATTTTTAGGAATAAACTTTCCTTTATAAATTTCTTTCGCGTAAACCATATAAATAACACTATAATACCTAGTATTTATAGAGGCAACTAAATGGCAACAAATTACTACCCGCAGGAACTTGGCTCAACATCAATGCCAAATGCAATTAGATTTTATATCAATGAAAGATCTACCTATGCACCAGCAGCGGCTCAGAAAAAGCAAGGCGGAAAAGCACATGCAGATGCACAAAATGCTTTATCCAAAGATTATACATCTCAAAACAGAGCTAAAGAAGAAGGATATGAGAGAGCATTAAAAAGAGGTGCACAATTATCAGCAGCTGTAGGTATGATATCCGCTGGCACCAAAGCAGTTACTGGTGACGGTGTAACTGGCATGGGTAAAGCACTTGTTACAGCTGGTACAGCTTATGTAGCTGGAGAGGTTGCAGAATATGTAGCAACTCCTACAGAAACAATAAGACTTGTAGACGACATTGCACTTTATGTTCCTCAATCTTTTATAGCAGCATACGCAGCTAATTGGGACGAAGTAGATACAGGAGTTGCAGGAGCATACTTAGGAGCAGGAAATAAAAGTTTAGGAGATTTGGCAGGCACAGGAGAGATGATAGCTAGAGGACTAGTATCAACAGCAGCAGCATTGCCATCAGCTCTAGGAGCCAATATGGACTTAGGCGCAGTACTCGAGGCTTCAAGTAAGAAAGTTAATAACCCATACAAAGAACAATTATTTAAATCAATGGGCTTTAGGCAGTTTTCATTCAGTTACACTTTCTCTCCTAGAAACCTGGCAGAACAAACACAAGTAGAAACATTAATTAGAAAATTTAGATTACACATGCACCCGGCAAAAGCACCTGGAGATTTATTCTTAATATATCCAGCAGAGTTTAGTCTAGTATTTGAAACACTAGTAGACGGTAAGATGCAGAAAAATGAGCACTTACCAGCAATTTCATCTTGTGCATTAAAAAATTGTAAAGTAGTATATGGTGCCGACGGACAATTTAATACTTTTCAAGGTTCAGGCGGTGCGGCAACAGAAATTACAATGGAATTACAATTTGTAGAACTAGAAGCACTTACAAAAGATCGTATAGAGGCGGGATTATAAATGTACTTTAAAGCATTACCAACATTATTATATCCGTGGAAGGATAAAGATAAAAAACAAAGACAAGTTATTGTACCTGATATTTTTAGAAGAGTACATATAGACAAATATTTTAAAAACAGATTAAACCTTGTGGCTATGTATGTTAACGATGGCGAGACTGCAGAACAGGTAGCATATAATTACTATGGTTCTACAAAGTATCATTGGATTGTATTGTTATCCAATAATATTGTTAATGTTGTAGACGAGTGGCCTAAAGGTAGTAGGCAATTAATTGATTATGTTACAGATAAATATGGCGCAAACAATGGAACTGATGTTCATCATTATGTTGAAATAGATGATGATAGTATTATTGTAGATTGGAATGCAACAAGATTATCTAATGATGAAATTAAAGCTGTTACAAATACAGAATACGAAGAAGATTTAAACGAAACTAAAAGACAGATATATTTATTAGATAAAATATTCTTAAAGGACATAGTAGTACAATATAAGAAATTGGTTAAGTAATACATCATGACAGATATTAAATCAGAGGAAAACCTACAACAACCCGGTCAATTAATAATTGATGAATTGTTTTTGACTACACGATCAATGCAAGAGCATGATTTAGTAGGCCACCTAATAGAGATGAATATCTATGAGGATATTTGGAATCCTCACATACATGGAACAATACTTATTAACGATGCAATTGACTTAATAGGTTCTTATGCCATTGGTGGTGGAGAGTTTATTACAATGAAGTTAAGAACAGCCACATACGAAGATGTTCCAGATAATGTTATTGATAAATCCTTTCAAGTTTATTCTATAAACAATAGATCCCTAACAACAGATAGAGCACAAACATACGAGCTAGGCTTTATGTCTATTGAGGGTATAACTGACGCAGCTGTACCTATATCCAAACGATACACGGGTAATACACAAGATATTATAGGAGACATATATGAAGAATATATGCAGGAATATCGTAGACCTGTAGAAGCAAAAGAAAAATCTACTTTAATTATTGGTGATACACCTCATGCTTCTAATGTTAACTACATATCTAATTTTTGGACACCAGCTCAAAATTTACAATACCTAACAAAGTACGCACAGGGCAATCAACATGTAGGGTCGGACTTCGTCTTTTATGAAAGTAATAAATCTTATTATTTTACTTCTTTACAACAATTAATATCAGTACAAAAAGAACAACTGTTTGAGGAATATGTATATTCTACTCCTGGATTAGAAGTACCTCACAGAGGAGGCGGAGATACATTTGTAGGAATTAACTTAGGTAAAAAACATTGTACAATAGAAGATCTAAAAATACCTAGAACTATAGACACCTTAGATGGAGTAGACTCTGGTTATTATTCTCAATCAGTAAGAGCATATGATCTATTTACAAAAGAAAGAATAGAATCATATATTGATGTGAGAGATGACTTTTCAAGTTTTGTCCATACAGATGACGGCATACCAGTACCTTCGGGTACTCCCAGAAGTCCATACTCTCAAATGGGTATTAAACTATTAAATAGTTTTGCATACGGTGCAACACCTCAAGGTATCCCTGGAGGCAAATTAAACACAACCAACGCAGCAGTAGTAAACAATACTTTATTCAGAGCGAATTATTTTAATTCATTTAAGGATTATACTTTTGAAATGGATGTGCCAGGTAGAACAGATATTGAAGTAGGTAAATTAATTAAATTAGCCTACCCTAAAGCTGTAGATAAACCTGCAGACGCTACATACGATGATATTGTAGATGATGTATTGACAGGAGCATATTTAATTACAGCAATTAGACACAAGGTAGATAGAATAGGTTATGTTATGAAAATGGAAATAGTTAAAAATGGATTAGCCAAATCCATTGGAATAGTAGATGACGGAGTGAACGATGACATCAAATAAAAATTATGGCAAATTAAATATACCCGATTGGATATGGTGGGTAGGAGTTATTGAGTCTCGAGCAGACATTACAAAGACAGGACGATACAGAGTTAGGATAATGGGTTACCATACAGGTAATAAAGAAACATTACCTACAAAACATTTACCCTATGCAACTGTTATTAATTCTCCTACAAACGCATCTACATCTGGAATAATGGAAACACCTAATCTATTACCTGGATCAACAGTTATAGGATTCTTTGCAGATGGCGATGAAGGACAGATGCCTATTATCTTAGGTTCTTTAGCTGGCTTACCTCAACCTAAGAACGAAGAACTAACACAAGAAGATGGATTTAACGACCCTGCTAAGAACTATCCTCGAGGAGGATTTGATGAACCAGCAGAAGAAGGGTTTGCAGGAGTAGGTGAACCAGACTTACCTAGACTTGCCAGAGATGAAGCAGCAGAAACGCATTATAGTCTTATTACAAAAAGAGAAGAAAGAATAAAAGAAGTAAGAACAGCCAAAGCTCCTGATATGACAGGACAGTCAGATAAAAAAGAAGGGAAAGACTACGACGGAGAAAAATGGGACGAGCCATATGCAAGAGCTAAAGGCCCATACGATACATTTAAGTTAGAAGAGTTTACACCAAAGTATTGGGACGCACTTGCAGATATGAAAAGTGGTGGGACAGGAGCTCCAACAGAGCCTGGAACATATACATCTATGTATCCTTTTAATCAAGTTAGAGAAACAGAAAGTGGCTTTGTAACTGAAACAGATAACACAGCAGGCAATGAAAGATATTCTTGGTATCATCCTATAGGTAACTATGAGGAAATACAAGCAGACGGAACAAGAGTAAATAGAATTAAAGGTTCCGATTATGAAATTATTGAACAAGATAAAAATGTTGTTATAAGAGGTTCATGTAATGTTACGATTATAGGCGATGCTAAAGTTCTTGTCCAGGGAGACAAGTATGAAGAAATAGAAGGCGATTATTTCTTAACAGTACATGGCGATAGACATACAGCTATTACAGGTAGTGATACTAGAAAAGTTAGTACTGATGTTAATGATTTAATTGGTGGCGAGAGAGCAGCTCGTGTAACTTTAAATGACGCACAAACAATTATAAAGAATCAAAATATAACTGTAACAGGTTCTTTAACAGAATCTGTATCCAAATCAGTTACAGAAACATACGCTGCTTCACATAACACTACGGTATCTAAAAGTAGAGTTCAACAAGTAGGTGGTGTTTTAAGAAACGCATCTGGTAGTAATATGTTAATGTTAACAGGTGGTGAAGGACACTTTAAATCTAAATCTAAAATGGAAATTGAGACACAAGATACACAATTATTAAAATCTGAGAACCAACAAACATTAACAGCAAGCAATACAGATATTACACAAGATGTAGATGTAACAGGAACAAGCACGGCAACCGTAGATCATTTATCTAATGGTAAGTCAGGCTTTGGACATACACATACAATAAGCGGTGGTAGTTCAGCAGGAACAACCACAGCCCCAGACTAATAGGAGGACAAAATGAGTTGCGGACCAAGTGAAGCAATGAAGGCAGCAGCAGACCAAGTGGATGCTTTAAATGCCAAAATAGACGCAGCAATAATGGACATACCTGGTATGGACGAACTTGCTAATTTAAAAGAGAATGCTGAGAGTGCAGCACAAGGCTTAATGGATAAATTAAACGATGCTATACCTACCATTAATTTCCCAGAAATACCAGCAGCTGCTAAAACTCTACAAGATGAAATGAAAGAAGTAGCAGGACTTATTGCATTGGGTGTTTTAGCATTACCACAATTAAAAGGCCAGTTAGATTATATGAAAAATAAATACGCTGGTGTAGATGAAGTTAATATTGAAAACCTAGCAGACTTGTTAAGAACAGGAGCTATGGATTTAGATAGTATATGTAAACTAGTTCCTAATGTACAAACACAAGGAATAAATGCTCAAGTCTTAGGCGTACCTACATCTATTCCAGATATTGATCCCGTAGCTATAATAAGAGGAGGCAGATTGCCTGAACTTCCTAAAGTAGGTAAAGTATACATAGAAACCTCTAAAGTATCTAAAAAACAAGGCGATGATTTTCTTGATATAGAGCTACCAAACTTTGACTTTTAAGTATAAATACTAATATGGCTATCATCAGACAGAATAAAGCTAGACTCTATAAAGACTTTGATTTAAGTTTTACTAAGAATGCAATTACTGGAGACTTAAACAAAAAGATAGATTCTAAGGCTGTTAAACAGTCAATGTATACATTGGTTCAAACACAGATGTATGAAAGACCGTTTCATCCTGAGCTAAGCTCTGATATAATGATGATGTTATTTGAACCAATGACACCCTTCACAGCTGGTAGCATAGAAAAAAGATTAGAAACTTTATTTTTAAACTACGAAAAAAGAGTTAGAATAGATCAAGTATTGGTTGAACCGTTATATGATTTAAACGAATATAAAGTAAAAATATATTTTGAGGTAATAGGACTTAATGAACCTCAAGAACTAGAATTAAATTTGGAGAGGCTTAGATAGATGGCGCAATTAAATGTATCAGAATTAGACTTTGATGATATCAAAGCAAACTTAAAAACATTCCTACAATCTCAATCAGAGTTTGAAGACTATAACTTTGAGGGCTCTGCTCTCTCAGTTCTTATTGATATGTTGTCTTACAATACACATTACAATGGAATGATAGGCCACATGTTAGCCAATGAAAACTTTATTGATACAGCAATTAAAAGAGAATCAGTAGTTTCAATTGCTAAAGGATTAGGCTACACACCTAGATCTCATTTAGGTTCAACTGCAACAGTTACAATAACTGTAACACCTCCACCATCATTTTCAAGTACAACATTAGTATTGTCTAGAGGAACATCATTATCATCTGCAAAAGAT